ATATGTGTAATTAATACTTGCTAATGTACCTTGTTCTATCTTAATATTAGAGAACTTCCAACCATCAGTTGTATTATAGTTAATCGTTGTAGTATCAGAGGCAAACATTGGATATGTTACACCATCGATAGTTGTAGAGAACTTAGTTCCTCTTGCCATACTTAAAGGTAAAGGCACATTATTTCCGTCATGATTCCAGAAAGGAGTTGCAGTTCCCTTTGCCATGGTCATATCAACATAAGCAACAGATGGAGCAATAGACCTTGGTGTATAACCTAATAGTTTAGCATGTGATACAACAGACGATCTTAATTGAGATGTGTCCAGGAATGTTTCATTTAGTGCAAAGTTTGCATTCATTGAATTGACATGAGTTACATATGCTAACACATCGATGATAGTCGACATCGCAGAGCCTTCATAGTTATAATCATTGAAGGTTGAATCAGTAGCCTTCATATAATTAACTAGATTTGTTTTTATATTATCAAAATCTAATTCACTTGCATTAATTCTTCTTTCGATTGCCATTATCGTATTCTCTCTATTGTGGTTGAGATATCAACTACTTCATTAGTCGATCTAACTCTACCGGTTACTGTTATGTTTATATTATTTTCATCAGCTCTTGCCTGTATATTTGTGTTTAGTACTTCTATTCTTGGTTCGTAATTAGTTAAAGCAGTATTAATAGAAGTAGCCATATTCGCAGCAGTAATATTTGTCATATTCTCAAAAAGATATACTCTTAAGTTTGCACCAAAATTATAATTAAATGGACGCTCACCATGATTGGTTTGAAGTATATTTAATACACTTTGTGATATAGATGCATTATCTTTCTTTACTCCAACGTCATTGGTATTAGGATTTTGCTTAAAAGTAAAATCTAAATCTCTATACGTTTCTTGTCGTGCTATCGTTGCCATATATCTTATTTATACTAGTTAGGTGTGCCTGTTTGAACTGTTGGTGAATCAAAATCATCGTGTGTATGATTATCAAGTACAACTGCAGATCTAGTTGAGCTTTGAGCACTGGTTGTAGTTGTCTGATTAACTACTAAGTTGCCTTTTACTAATACATTAGCATCTAACACAACTTTTTTATTAACAGAGTCTGTAGTTTTTAATGTTATATTTCCAGTAGTTGATGTTGCATCAATATTACCACCAACAGCAGTATTCATATTACCTGCTACAGCAACATCAGCATTCCCGCTTACTATAATACGCACATCACCAAATACTTCAAGTGTGTCATGACCTACAACTAACTGATAATTGTCTCTTACAATTCTTTCTGTCTTAGAACCATTCGCAACTATCTCATATTGAGTACCACTCTTATGTCTTTCCATAATACGTTCAGCACTTGGAGTATCATCATATTCTTTAACATGACCACTCTCTGTTTCCATAACGTTATTATATGGATAAACTGGTGCGTATCCACTTGATGGTTGATATGATCCAGTCTCTTCATCTGCATTAGGATCAGCTTCAGCTCTTACTCTTACATTGTTATCTTCTATACCTTCGGTTTTAGTAGGAAGAGACCCCATGACCATAAATTCTTGCATCATTCCATCTAAAAATATTCCGGCAACTAATGAACCTATTGCTAAATTTACAGAATGGCCAGTACCATTTATAGCAGGAGTATTTGCAGGCATCATAACTTGTGACCAAGGAAGATCTTCAGTTTTTATATTATCATGAAGATCATATATCTTTACCTTTACTCTTCCAAGTTTTTTAGGGTCACTAACACTTTTTACTATTCCGAAATACATTATTCTGTTCCGTCTCTTATTAATCCAATATCTTGCGCATATTGAAATTCTCCATCTTGCATTGTAAATCTATGTTGTATAGATGCAATTATATACTTAGTATCTGTTTTTGAGTTACTCATATTACTTCCACCTGAATCAGTTTCTATACTATAACCTACACTAAGCCCAGGAACAGCAACTGTATCCATCGCTGTCATTCTGTGATTAAATACTCTTCTTTTCTGATTATATGCTAAATAACTATCGGGTTCACACAACGTGCTAAATACTGATTTAGTATCTCCATCAAATAAATTGTTTTGTAACTTGTAATATGTTGCAGGTATATTAGTAAGTTCTGCTGGTGGAAAATCATTACTTGATGTTTCATCTAAACTTATATTTTGAACTTTTTGCCCGTAGTATCCTGATGCTATTTTATGAGTAAAGTTTGTATTAAATTCATCCATCACAAATTTACTTACGGTTCCTATTTGTGTTCTTGCTTCTAAACCATCTGATTCTTCATCTGCACCAGCTACAGTAGCTTTTAATGTAAATGTATTTTTATATACAATAGTGCCATTTTGTTCATACAAACCAAACTCAGTATCATTCATATCAGATAATGATGTTAACCTAGTATCTCCTTCATCAGCAAGTCTTTGATATAATAATAATGGAGATTTATTATTATCCCAAGAAGAATTAACTACATTGTTTAGTGCTTCTTGACCTTTAATATTTGGTACAATATATTTACCTTTAGTAATTGACCTTGTATCTATCATAAGTCTACCAAGTTCACGATTATCATTAATTTCTGTGAAAATATCATATATAATTTGATCGCTCCTTCCAGAAAAAGCATTATTTATTCTTTTTACTTGCGCATTCATAGTAGTATATGCAAGAAAATGAATAGTGTATTGTTTACCTAATTTATTTATTTGCATGTCACTAATACCATCACCATAAAAGTTATAAGTAAATTGATAACTTTCGTATTGCCAATGTATTTCAATAGGTGCATGTGATGTTGCTATAAAAGTATCCATGAAATTCATATTATCCAGGACAGTCATACTTCCACGTATATTACCCTTTATAGTTTCAAACATAGTTAAGCTTAAAACCATTGGGGCAATGTCAGCGTTTTGCACGGTAACTTTTAAATTCTGGAGATTTATCATTATCTACCTGACATTACTTTAACAAATTGATCAGCAACAGTTCTAACATTTAAAGGTTTAATGACTTTAATATCTCTATTCTGCTCAGTTACAGCTGACTCATAATCTATATATGAATAAGCAGTAGTACCAGAGGCTGCACGTTTTACCCAATTACCAGAACTATCAACATGATGATGAGGTGCATAAGCTTGTGATTTAATAAAATTACATGCAATAGAATCTGAAGAATTACCGCCTTGAATTGTTTCACCAGTTATTACAAATGTACCACTTGTTTTTTCTATAGTAACATAACCTAAATTAACATGAATTTCTTTTACAATTCCGGTTGCACTAGATACAGAACCTGTTACAGTTTCACCAACTATAAACTTGTTTACTAATGATTCATCGGTATCGGCAGCAAGGTATTGATATTTATTTGTACAGTATTCTATAAGCTGACTAGCACTCATCGGCCAATCATCCCATATATTTTTTATTTGTGGATTAAGTAATAAAAACGTCCAATGATAATCGGGTGTTCCATATAATCTTTGGCTCAAATGATCTGGTCTCTCACCATCTATAATTTCTATAGTTTGATAAAATCCAGCATTACTTAGTAGTGCGTCTGAAAATTTTGCTTTTGATGTTAGATTTTTTAATATATCTAGATTACCAGATCCGTCTACATCAATTGCTGCATTTCTTATATTTGAAAAATACATATTAGTAACCTCTCTCTACGTCAGCTGCATATATTGGAACTATTTCTTTAAGTGTTACACCTAATCCAATTTCAACTGGAGAATTATTTCTCTTAAAAAACGAAGAGTTATTTGGGTTATAAGTAACATTAACGCTCTCGATAAAACATGGTGGTAATTGAATCATATCTTTAGCACCATGAAATGAAGTTACAACATGATCTGGAACAGTAACTAGTGTCGAACTAGTTCTTTTAGCATGAGCAGACTTTCTAAAAAATTTAATTAACCCTTGAGCTTGATTAGATTCATATTCGTTATCAGGTAATATTGTCCAGTTAAATGTAAATGTTCTTAATGCTGTTTGTGAATATCTAGTAAGTTCGTTTGGATTCATAACTTTACCAGTATGTCTTTGCATTTCAGTTTGAACAAGAGTACCAATACTACCGGTAACTACAGCAGTAAGAGCGGCAGGAATTCCTGGTATTACACCTGCGGCACCACCAGCAGCTGCAAGAACAGCTGGATCAGTTGCTGTTACCCAATTTACTAGCTCACCATCTTCTCCCGAAGCAAAGGCATTTAAAGCTGCTCCTAGCTTTCTCGTGTCTTCATTATAAACCATAGAGTCATTTATTTGAATATCAGTAGGCATATATAATGCGATTGAACCAGTATAATTTCTTTCAGCTGGTGTAGACGCATTTGTTATAAATCCAGCTACTTTATTTTTTATTCTATTTAATCCGCCACTAACTTCTTCTTTAGTCATGCCTCTATCTGCCAGAAATCCTTGTGCAGCATCTACAGAATTAACTAGAGATTCTTCTGGGTCATCTATTGTTGCAGTTGTAAAATTTTTAATTGCTGATGCAGTATCTTTTAGTTGTTTAGCGCCAGCTTTAATTTTTGCTTGTGCTTTATCTTCATCAATTGACATAAACTCAAATAACATAAACGGCTCATGAGTAGTTTCAGATATAGCATCCATACGTTCAACAGCATATTCACTTGATTGATGACTATTAAAATTTATGTTATCTGCAATAGTATCATTACCTACTGTTTGTGGATACTTATAGTGTCTTGTTCTAAAATTAGTCCTAAGCCATCCAGTTGTGCTAGTACTTATCCCTCTGGCTTCTAGGTGGGCTAAATCATCTGGTGTACTCATAATTGATCCTTTGGTTTGTATAATACTTATTTATAACGATTTGTATAAATAGTTGTATGAAAAAAACATATTCTGGATCATGGAAACCTAAGAACCTTCATAAGTATAAAGGTGATCCCAACAAAATACACTACAGATCATTATGGGAACGCAATGCATTTAGACATTTAGATGATGCATCATGGGTTAAATGGTGGAACTCTGAAGAAACTGTGATAGGTTATATATGCAAAACAGATAATAAACCACATAGATATTTTGTTGACCTCACTATAAGAACTACAAAGGGTGAGACCTGGCTAGTTGAAATCAAACCATCGTCGCAAACTGTACCACCTAAACGTAAAAAACTCAATGAAGCATTAACCTATATGAAAAACGTTTCTAAGTGGGAATATGCAACTAAGTTTTGTGATGACCGTGGATATAAGTTTTATATATGGACTGAGAAAGAACTTGAAGCTATGGGTATCAAAACAATGACAATGAAATACAAAGCTAGCAAAACAAAGACTGGTAAAAGAATATGGAAATCACTTAAAAAAAGAGTATAAATATAGTTATGATTAAAGAAGATGACGATGACGGCAAGTTAGAATTGTCCCTAAGAATACTTGGGAACGAAATAATAGGCTTTAAAATGGTAGTAGATGATTTTAAAATGAAGTGGATGCTGGTTGGTTTAGTAGCTATCGGTGCCATCTCATGGATTATGGTAGCATTCGGACCTCAATTAATGGAGACATTTAGTGGCTAGTTTATTCGATAAGTTAGAAGCAGAAGCATTTCGTAAAGGATTAGAAGCAAGAAGTAAAGAAGCAACTGCTTGGTTTTCAAAGAATGTTGCAAAGCTTGGTAATATTAATTCTACGAAGATGCTAGGCGATGAAAGATTAAGAAAACAGGCTGGAGCTTCACCGGGTGATATGGTGATGTACACGTATAATCCAAAGCATAAAGAGACTTTGCCTTACTATGATACATTCCCATTAACAATTGTTGTGGGTCCTGCGAAAGATGGTTTTTATGGTATTAACTTACACTAC